ATTGTTGTTTTTACTCAAGTCAACTTCAGTTTTAACAACACTCACCATCATTGGCCTGTCGAATACCATAACACATTCCAGCAATCTTGACAAATTCATCGCACCAGTAAATTCTCCATTCACAATTGTTGGAGTACTACCATCACCAATGTCGATTACAGTGTTGATTGTGTAAAATGTATAAGAAGTCATGTTAATCCTTTTTGCCTTTATATTCTTTATATCCGAAGAAATTCGATTTTGGCATTCTTGTAATTAGAGGATAATTAAGTCCACCGCTTACAGATGCGATTGAACCAGAACTGGTAGCACCGGAAGAAGCATTTTCGTTTACTTTTTTCTTTTTCATATTATTCACCTTTGTTCTTACGTTTTTCGTCTAAGGTAAGATTTTCTAACCCCTTTTCGAATTTACGATAGTCACGGTTCTTAATACTCAAGAACAAACGTCTTGTGAGATCGTTTGCTACTTCTTCGTCAAAATCTTCGTCAATACTATCCAGTAGATTGATTATCGAATTTATTGCATGATCAGCACGATTTCCTAAACTTTGAAGTTTTTCTTTGTCCGAAGTATAGTTAACTATACTATCCAGAAGATTGTGCTTTTTACTCGACATAATTACATCCTACCATTCAAAAAGTTTCTCATACTAGAAACTTTATCCTCAGCCTTTGGTGTATTTATATCTTGTGATTCAGGAGTACTGTGATTTTGTACATCATTTGTACTAGGTTTATGAGTAACGGTCGTAAGTTTATTCTGTAATGAACTCATAGCACTGCCTGGAGCTTGTGGAGTACTGAATACATTACTTTTACCAATCATTACCTTCCCACTGTGTTTGAAACCAGTGTTAATTTCCATTTCCTGAACGGTATTAGGATGATCTAGTACTCGAAGTGAGTCAATATCGTAAGACATGATCAAACGAGAACCTACTGCTGAACTGTTACGTGTTTTCTGGAAGTCCAGAACCATTTCACCACGATCTTTACGAGCATCAATGTAAATTACGTTATCTGCTGTATAAATCTTGGAAATACCACCCGCAATCTGTGCTTGAGACTTAACATCTTCTCCAGCAACACCTGAACGGTTGAACTGACAAGCTGTGAATACAGTTAGATCCATTTTCATAGCTAACGCACGTAATTCTTCGGATACGAACTTATCTTTAACGAACGCATTAGATTTATCGTTCGGTCCACAACGATCTGATGTTAACAAATCGAGATAGTCTACACAAACATAGTCAAGTTTTACGCCAGTTTTGATTTGAAGTTCACGAATGTAACTTTCAATGTCGTTGACAGTACTAACAGATTCAGGTAAACGATGGATACGTAATTTACCGTTACTGCGTTCCTCAATTTTGACCTTAGCAGCAGTTTCATCAATGTCTACTTTGACTTTATTCTGTGCGGTATTAACCATCATACCATATATACGAACAGCAACCAATTCTGATGCTAGTTCTAGGGTGATGTAAGCACCGTTAAGTCCAGCTTTACTGAAGTTAACTGCTAAGTTTTGGAGAACTACTGACTTACCACCACCTGACGCAGCAGCAAAGATTTCTAATTCTTGCTTACCGAAGCCACCAAATAGTTTATAGTCGAAAGTTTCCCAACCAGATTTGAATGTACCTTGTTGTTCTGCCAATTTACGAATAACCGCTTCTGGATCTTCATAAATGTCTAGACCAATATCATTCTGTACTGTTACAAGCATGGCTTCACGAATGAGTTCTTCGATTCCACCATAACGTTTCTGGTTCACCAGTTCCATTCCTTGCTGAATAGCTTGGGCTAGAGCTTTATGACGACAGAATTCACCTACACTATCCAGTACTGCTTGTTGATTCAAATCTGGAACTACAGTTTCAGAATATGAAAAATCGGCATTGTGTTTAATGTCATTCAGTGTAGGAGTAATGTTGTACTTTGATGAATAATCATGTACATATTGAATGCTCGCATGATATTCCTTATCGAAATAGTCAGGCTTCAAAACATTCTTACAACGAACATACAAGTCCGGTGTACTAAAAATTTGCTGTAGCAAATATAATTGATATTGAATATCGTATTTTCTAACGTCCGTGTTACTTACTGCCATTTAAACCTCAAATCCATTTTTCAGTTTGTACTCTAATATCGAATCTATCTGTGTATATACTCTTATGAAGAAGTTGTAAACAGAACAACCTTCCATACTTAGCACATGCTTCATCAAAATCCTTAATGTGACGGATTCCCTCTCCATCACGAACAGCCCCGAAGTCAGGTAATGCTACACTGAATCCGTGCTCGATAGCTTGTTCAATTGTTACTAGACCATCTTTATCACGATCTGGTACGATAACTATCATTTTACCACGTTCCTGAGCTTTCTTCAACAATTCAATTTGTGAAGTACTAAGGAAGTAGTTATTAGCAGAGATTCCACCCATTAATGCTGCGTCAATCGGGCCTTCTGCTACCAGGATGGTTTGCATCCTGTCATCATTTAGCAAATCGAAGTTATAAAAAATGCTCGTACTCACTTGGTTCCGATAACGATATTCGCTATCTTTGTCAATGTGACGAGCAGTATAACCGATAATTTGTCCATTCATGTAATACGGAATGATGAACCGTTGGAACATGTAAAACTCTTTTGATGGACTCCAGTACAGATCTAAGTCCAACATATACGGATTACGGTCATTGACTGCGTTAACAACTTTCATGAATTCTGGTGGAATATTTGGAGAATTCACCCATTCAAGGAAAGGTTTAGCGTCAGACGGTAAATCACGCTGTACTATTTTCTGGTATAGTTTTGATGCCGCAGTATCTTGTACTTCGTAATCTCCACTTTCTACCATTTCTTTTGCGATTAGCTTAATACTAATCATTTCTTTATCCGACGCACCATATGAACGAAGCAAGGATTCCATATCCTTGCTTACATATCTTCCTGGTGTCCAGACTGTTTTTAGGTGACAGTTAAAACAATTATACACAACAGAACCATCATTACGGAACATGTGATTTCCACGTCCTTTAGTATCAGGTCTGGATTGTCCTCTTGTAACACAAGCAGGACAATTGTGTTGATTCCAGCGATCCATCATTGGTGCTGGGTCGTGCATAATTGATGCCATAATGTCTTGTATCTGATTCATCATTCAAATCCTATGTCTGTGTCAGTACTTCGATCATTATACCACAATTTTACAAATCATTCCATTTATCTGCGAATCAAAATCTTAGGGATAGTGTTCAACGGATTATAATCTTTCTTGATTATATTAGGTGGGTAATTTTTAACAATAGGAGGGATAGCAGCTACTACACGAACCCACATAAGTTGTCCGTGGAAGTTAAATGCTCTAATTCCTTCCAATGGAATTGGAATACCGTTTGGATCAAAATCATTCTCAATGTATTCTTTACCATCAAGTTTAATGATGAACCACTTATAGTCTTCAGCATCCTTTGGAGTTTCATTCGCAAGACAACCTTGTAGTTGAACTCTACCAATGAAATTATTGAAATAAAATGCGATAGTACTTAAACCATCTACTAAACCATATTGAGCATCAGCACGAATCGCAGAACTATGCAATACATCGAATTCCCCAATAATACCATTAGAAATAGGTTTATTTTCCTTATCTTTAATTGGTAGATATGAAGGATTCTTTTCTGCACTGATTTCTTGACTTGGTGTAAATGTTGGGGCTGCTAGATTACTGATAGTTAATTCAGCACTAGCTTCAAAGTTTAAACCAGTATACAAGTACTCTGTAGGTTCAATTAGATCTCCATCCATTGTTACCTTAGTAATACTCCAACGGTATTTTGAGCCAACACTTAGGTCTTGTATAACTCCAGCAGGAACCATACAACCATAGTAGACTTTAACTTTATTACTAACAGTTGGTCGTGCTTGTCCAGCTTCAGATACCCATGAAGGTATTTGCTTGTCAAGTACTGTTTCGAAGATTCTAGTATCCGAACGGGCATCAAAGATGCTGAATACTAGATATTGATTATCACTAATCAATGTATATTTTCCATCAGCATTATGTATTGTAAAGCTAAGTGGATTGTTTGCACCTCTATAAATGGTTAGTTTCTGTTGAGAGAAAGGCATGTTGAAATTGCCTAGAGAAACTTCATTGTTATAAGGATACATGTAAACGCCATGATGTGCCATGTTAAACCTCGATAAATATAATATACAATTTATACAATATTTATGGAAGTCCTATGAATGAATATAAAACTTATCCGTTCGTGACTATTATTGAACACGACGATATAATCTATTATGGGATTATCAAAATCAAAAGTAAACAATACATGACATTGTACTGCTTCTCTGAGATGGATGAATCCCTTCAAGAAGAACTGCTATTACTAGCTAATAACTGGTGGTGGCAAAGTAATCGAACCATTCCTATTTGCTTATTCATGCAAGAAGAAATGGAAAAATTTGAACCATATACCAAACGATTTAACACTGACCAAGTGAAAGTTCATAGCGGTCCAGTTATTTCTTTAAGTGATCTACCTACTAAACGTATTAAACGTCGCAACGTTGCTCTTAAGAAGCGGAAGTGATGTATTCAACCAATGCGTTTAACTGAACAACAATCATCAAACTATAAGCGTATGCATGAGGCTTTTTGAAGTATCTTAACTTCCGACCTTCAGCATCAAGACCAATACCCTCATAATCCCAAATCACTGCCCTTACTTCATCCCAACTATTCATACTCTGACATTGACGCTTACCTGGACGAATCATAGCAATAAACATTGCCAATTCATCTATGCTTTTAGGCTTCCAGATGTGGAGCAACGTAATGTGCTTCTTAATCTGAGATAGTTCTTCTACGAATTCCGGTACTAATAATAGATCCCAATCAGGCTCTTTGTTCATTAACTCCTTCAAATGATCCCTATCACGAACATGCTCATAAGCCGATTGAGACAGAATATCAACTTTTTGATATCCTAATCTTTCGGCTTCTTTATATTGTATGCTTGCTAATCCACTAATTGGATCTACAGGTATATTATCGAAGTGAACACCACTATTGTGCGGGATCAAACCATCTTCTGTAATCTTCTCTACACTTCTAGTACAGGGAAGTTGCTCTATAACTGACTTTCCATCTTTAAAGTCAATATCAATATCAGTTCGAGCTTTACGGTAATTAATAGTTTGAGAACTCTTGTGATCCGTATCCATTCGTTATTTCCTTTAGTCTTTGGACTTCTTGTTTCAACGTAGCAATATCATTAGCCATAATCTTAAGTATGGATGTTTGCTCTTTAATACGCTGACGTAAAGTGAATAACGCTTCTTCATGCTGTCCAATAAAGGTAATAGCCTGTTCAATACGTTTAGGATCAGTAACCTGAAAAGTTCTGTCTCCCATTGTAATCTCGGTAACTGTACCTTGACGCAGGATTGAAAGCTGTGAAGCATTTTCTTTTAATTTCTCTTTCTCAAGAGCAATTTCTGTTTTTTCTTCTTCTGTAAATTCTGGTTCAGAATAAATTCTTGATTTCATATACCTGCCTCCGTGAGTAAATTTCGTATATCCATTACTTCATCATTGTACCTGATTTGTAAAATCTTGAAGTACGTTGGGTCAATGAATCGAACAAGATACTCTAACTCTGAATCCGAGAAACGGTTCAGTAGTTTATTTCCACTTTCTGGAGAAGCAGCGTAGATAATCCACGGTGATAGTTTACCAGTCTCGAACCACAATATAGCACGTTCAGTACTGACATTCTCAAAGAAATCTGTCCATTCATTATCTGTAGCAACTCCCCATTCCACAATTGCGTTAATAGAACGCTCGATACCTCGACGTGGATGTTCATTACGAATACAGCTAATTACCCATTCTTCGTATGTCTTTTGGGATTTCCATTCATAGACGGTTTTACCACCAGTTAAGACATGCTTGATGAATTGTTCTTTATTTAGAATATCATGAGACAAAATATACTGAGCAAAATCATAGAAGTCATTAAAGTACCTGGATTTGATGAATTGCATCAATGGTTCTTCATTTTTCTTCATCTGAAATTTGTGTGCTTCCATGAATAACATGTACAGACGATATGCCTCACGCATCAATCGGGATTCACGGTCATTATATCGATCACGCTTCACACAATTATGTGTCAGTACAGTATCTTCACGTTTATATTCTTTATCACAAAATCTACATTTAAAAGTAGGGGCTTTAGCAGCCCCTTTTTTATTTGTTGCCATATTTTTCGGTTTCTGCCTTGAATAGTTTTAAGAGTGATTTAATCTCTTGGTCTGAACTACCTAAATCCTTAAGTAGTTCTTCAAAGGTTTCTTTCGTGTAACTGGACAATAATATTTTGTATTCTGCCTCATTCATTTGGACAGATACGGATTCTGGTTGTGTACGTTTAATAATTTCGAAAATATTCTTATCTACATTCTTTAAACCTTTACAATGTGCCAACCAGTTATGAGCACGTTTTTGTGGCCCAATCATTTCTGATACTGAACACATAAGTTGATAGACCAATTCAGGGTGATTCTTCATTTCCCAAAAGTTACTATTAACCATGTCATTCAACATAATCAAATGGTACTTAATTGTAGTACTATCGATCAATGAAATGATTTCATGTCCAGTAATACCAAATTCTTTCATCATTAGTACTAGAGCATCAGCAGATGCCCTATCTTGAACGGCGAATTTGATTCTCCAGTCATATTTTGCGTGTTCATACTTAGCAGTACTGATACATACTCCGTTACCAGTACCGTTGAACTCGTCTTTTAGTTCATTTAGAGCTTCTTTACCGCCGCCTGACCATTTTCCAAAGATAGCTTCTACTTTCTTCGCATTATACGTCAATTGGACTGAATCATCAAGAGAACTAATCCAACGTAATACGATATAAGGCTGGAAATGCTTCTTTTCTTTATCACTTAGGGTTTCATAATACCCATAATCTGCCATGTCAATCTTTTCAAGTAATAGATTCATATCTAACTTGTGATTTGACTCGGACGCTGAATCTTCATCCTCTGAAGATATTGGTAATCCGCTAAAATCGAACATTAGTCACCAATTCCTAAAAATAAATCTTGGATTTTTTCATTTTCATCTGCAAAATATACACATGGTGGGTTTGTGCCGCCATGAAGTGGTACTGCTAGAAGGTTTTTCTTCGGGAGCATTGGGATTTGCCACTTAGTGGTCAATGTGAATACTCGTAGTACTTTAACTTGCTCATATCGTGGATACATTGAGCGAATAGGATTGTAAACGAAAGCACGAGGGTCTTTCATATTCAAAATATTCTCAATAGTACACATCTCCATCATACCAGTATCTTCATCTCCGAGCAAGATTTGCCATCCGAGAGGAACCTGGACAATGTGATTTCCAATTTGTAAGTCAGCACTAATACTGTTAAACGAAACTGTATTCAGAATATGTTTAAAGTAGTAATCAGCATCTTCGACCGAGCTTAGATCTAATACGCAGTACATTTCTTCTGGAATGGTATCAGTAACCAAATCCATTTCAAATGCATAATTTTCAGGGGTTAATACGTTCATGTGAATTCCTTAGTAGTAATTGTCGTCATCATCTTCGTCAGAATCCAGATAATAATCATCGTCATCATCGGAACTGCCGTAGAACTCCAATCCATAGGTTTCACACAATTCTTGAATCTTGTCTGTGTCAGTATCAAGGTACGCATCAAAATTACCAGTTACACTAATAACATCAATGTACGACTTCCCATCAGTACTAGCATAGATAATATCATATTTGCGTTCTTGATCAAATTTATCATCCAATCGAGCTTTAATGTCGTAGATGTTGACCCAAGAATCACCGTTACAATCGCAACGGTACACATAGGTATCTGTAGTTTCCAGTTCTGGAATGAAGTCTACTGAGAATACCATGTCGTCAATCATTGATTCTTCCGTTATCAGGTCATCAATGATTTCTAAAATTTCAGTTTCGCCAATAAAGGCAATACTTGATCGAAGTTCCATTTCAAAATATCCTTATTATTTTGTTTCGTCTATATTATAGCACAAAAATGCTACTCATTCCATTTTTTCCCAATCTTCCACTATCATTTCGACATATGGATACTGGACTTCTTTATAATAAGCTATACG